TGCTTACTCATCCAACTTGAACGAAAAATGTGTAAATGAAAACAATTAAAAAAGCCTTTTTTTAATATAGCTGAGTGATTGATCTTTTCCACAATAGATGTGGAAAACTAAGTGTAATCTGTGGAAAACTTTATAGATTATGTCACAATAAATGTCTCTGAGACCTCGTAACTTATAGTCAATTAAATCCAGCCAGGTCTCTGCATTTATGTGCTTATAAATGTCTCTGGGAGTCGTTATCTTAGCGTGCATTATATCATCACCCCGCAAAAATGTCAAGACCCCGAACGTCACAAAATCCCCACAATCCCCGCGCAGAATCCCCCGGAAGACGCCTAAATACTCCCCAGGTACTTGACACCTACTCCAAGACATTATAGAATGATTCCATAACTCACAGGAGCGTACTTATGTCAGTTGCGTATCATCAGGCACAGAAGCAGCGTTATAGGATCACTCTTGAAATGAACGTTTTGAGTGATTTCGACCCACATCAGATTGACTGGGAGAAGTTATTCAAACTCGAACCATCTGAGCGTGTGGAGGCTTATGTGGAGGATCTCGATTGCCCTTCTAAGTGGTAATCTATGTGGGACACATAGATATATGTGGGACACATATGTGGGACACATAGATATAGTGTTTGACCTATGTGTCCCACATAGAGTATAATAAAGGGATGTTATGTGGGACACATAGATTATGCCCTTTTCGAACAAGTATCCTCATATGGGACACACAGAAAGAATGAGAATACCACAGATTTGTGTGTCCCACATAGAAAAAGTGTTAGAACATTATGAACGTTTATGTGGGACACATAGCGTTGAGTTCGTTTATAAGTTGCAGGACAAGATTGAAGACGGTTTGAGTAACGTAGAGTGACACGGTTACATATATTGGGCCCCTCAAAGTGCATCAGTAGTATAGACACCAACCCACTTCAATTCTTCCCCAAATGTCTAACACTTTCCGCGTTGTAATCCCTACCGCTGATGGTATACAAGTCGCTGGAGAGTTTCCCACGTGGTTGAATGCATCTCTGTTTCAGCAAGTTATTCTCACTGATCGCAATCTTAAGTGTTCGGTTGAATCGTTCTGTAACGGGATGTGGTTAAGCGAGTGGGATTGATTCTCTCCATTCTCATTAACACTTTCCCCCCTACACTTCTCTCCAAATGACTACCACTTTCCAACGTAATGCTCTCGACGTTTCCTATAACGGTTGGGAGAATTATGAGACCTGGAACGTTGCACTCTGGATCCTCAATGATGAGGGTTTGTATAACCTTGCCCGTGAGTGTGGTTCGTATCAGGACTTCGTTGAATCTATCCGTGATTTTATGACACAAACTCTTGACGGTGTAAGGTTTGATGACCCCAAGGTAAATGTCATCCAAATCAATAGCGATGTGTTCGACTTCTAAGTAACACAAAAGTGGAATGAGTGCGCCACTATAAAGGGTTGGAAATCTCCGACCGTTAAAGACACTCAATCAACACACACAGTTTACTACACTTTTCTTCTTCATTATGTCCAAGCAAGTGATGATCTCGATGCTCAAGCAAGGTAACACCGGCGCTGAGATTCTGTCGATTCTGGATGCACTTACCTCTGACGATGTTTCGGAGGGTTATAATAGCGAACCCACTGCAGATGTGATTGATTTCTGATAGTAACTGTGTGCCCTCTGGTTGACTCTGGAGGGCACTTATGTTATGATGGCAGAGGATAGTGAATCAGCAGTTAATTGCCGCCGATTTGTTATAGCGCCGCGCGGCGTCGCCGCGTATATAAAAAAAGGGTCCTTCCTAACCTACAGAGGTGACAAATCGACCAAGCTATATCAATCTCATAAAAATTCCCGGAAGTATAAGATGAGAAGAAAAACCCCGTATTGGAATTTCTGGAAGGTAGTCTTCGCGGGATGGATGATCCGATATCCTGATAAAATTTTTAGAATTATCGGAGTCCCCCTCGGAATACTCATAGTGATGATATATAATGCGGTGACGAAATAAAAAATTCCGGAAAAATTTTTATGGAAAATTACGAAAAGTTATATCACATATACGCAAAGGATCGGTGTATCTATCACAATCTTTCAGAGAGCAAATTCTCTGAGATATGGGATATGCTTCACAGAATGGTTGATCTACTTGGAGTAAATATTCGACCAGAAGATTTGCAGTATGAGGAAGTGATGATCAATAAATTAATCGCACAGAATTCATCATATTGACAGGATCTAAATAGAACGATAAAATTGAATTTGAAGGTTTATTCAACTTATGGCAAAAGGATTTACTGTTAAAACTGTAGCGCCTAAAAAGACCACGGAAGACTGGGATTATGACGCTATCAAAGAAAGAATGAAAGGTAAAACGATTGTCTTCTGTCTTCCTGGCAGGGGATGCTCTTATATCTTTCTAAAAGCATTTGTACAACTATGTTTTGATATGGTACAAAATGGAATGAGTATTCAGATTTCTCAGGATTACTCATCGATGGTTAATTTTGCACGTTGCAAGTGTCTTGGTGCGAATGTTCTTCGCGGACCAAATCAAAAGCCTTGGGACGGAAAACTTCAGTATGATTATCAACTCTGGATTGATAATGATATTGTTTTTGATTCTAACAAATTCTGGCAACTCTGTGATGTTGCTCTTTCAGAAGAAGGAGAGGATCGTGAGATTGTCGCAGGTTGGTATGCAACTGAAGATGGTCACACAACATCTGTCGCTCACTGGTTAGAAGAAGATGACTTCCGCAAGAACGGTGGAGTTATGAATCATGAAACCGTTGAGTCAATCTCCCGTCGTAAGAAACCATTTACAGTTGATTATACTGGATTTGGTTGGGTACTGATTAAGAACGGTGTCTTTGAGAATCTTGAATATCCTTGGTTTGCTCCGAAGATGCAACAGTTTGAGTCTGGTAATGTTCAAGATATGTGTGGCGAAGACGTTTCATTCTGTCTTGATGCAAAGGATCAGGGATTTGAAATCTGGTGCGATCCTCGTATTAGAGTTGGGCATGAGAAAACTCGTATTATCTGATGGAAAAACTCTACAATCTTTTATACAAAGGTCGTAAGATACATATGAATCTCACTGCAGAAGATTGTAGTGAGATTTTACAAGACTTCTCAGAGCGTTTTTACTCGGGTGAAGATATTAATCCAAATGATTTAGAAATGGAGGAAATTTATGGCTAAAGGTGGATCAAACAAGACTCTTTTTGAACCGGGAGCTCCTAAAAAGACTCGTCAAGGACGTTCTCCTCGTACACTTTTAAGTGCAACTTCTCGTAACGGACGTAAAAAGAAGTATAGGGGTCAAGGAAAGTGATTTTTGAGAGTGCTTAAATAAAAATAAGCACTCTTTTTTTATGTCTTAAGTTAAAAAGGGATAGCAACCCCTTAAAAAGTTCTGATTTTAACGAATCAGGAGCAAAAAATGACCAAAAATCCTAACGAAAACCAAAATTTAGCATCAGAATATAATTATGACGAGCAAAAAATGCTTCGTGAAATTGCAAATGACAATTTGACACCCAAAAAACACGATTTTTATCATCAAAATGAGATTCATTCAGCAATTCGTAATGATGATGACTATGATGACTGGGAATATGGAACAGAGCCACTATATGAATCGAAAAATCCTTAATAAATAAGGTAGAATTTATAATTTTCGATGCCTCTAGAAAGGGTAAGTAAAGGATTCAAAGATGTTAGTATGTCATTTCAGACTAATCCTCTGACTAATGACATAATTGCTATTAAAAATGAGACTTCTATTGCTCGTTCAATTAGAAATATTGTATTTACTTACCCCGGTGAAAAATTTTTTAATCAAGAATTTGGTTCAAGAATTAGTAGATCCGTTTTTGAAAACATAGATCAACTAACAGCATCCAATATTAAAGATGAAATACAGTTTTCAATTATAAATTATGAGCCTAGAGTTTCTTTATTAGGTGTAGTGGTGAATCCAGACTATGATAACAATTCATTTGATGTATTAGTCAATTATAGAATTGTTGGTATAGATGTTCCACCTCAACAGTTACAGTTTGTTTTGCAACCTAATAGGTAAATGCCACTAATAAATTTTTCAAATCTGGATTTCAACCAGATAAAAACAACATTAAAGGATTATTTGAGATCAAACTCAAATTTTACAGATTACGATTTTGAGGGATCTAATCTTTCTTC